CTCTAAGCAAACAAGACGAGTGAAGAAGGTATTTGACGACACGGCTTATAAAGCATCGAGAGTCATACGCACCGAGGGGAATAGGAACATGAACGCCGGGGCCTATCTTAATTCTCAGCAGGTAGCTGAGGAGATAGACATTAAGCGTCAGTGGGTAGCGACTCTCGATGATAGAACAAGAGACCGTCACGCATCACTGGATGGTAAACAGGTTGGTACTAATGAGAGGTTTAGTATCGGAGGTGATACAGCTTTATATCCAGGCGGTTTTTCTGATCCTGCAAACTCTGTGAATTGTCGCTGTACAGTTATAGACGTAGTCCCAGGAATAGACATGAGCGTCCGTAGAGCACGTGATCCGGTAAGCGGAAAAAGTGATATAATAAGTTATAGGAACTATGATGAATGGAAGGAGAACCTCACGTAGTGGGGAATTTGACAAATTAGAAAGGATGTGTTAATATGGCAGATGAGAAAGAAAAACTGACGGATCAGGAAACTGGTGACGTTAGTCCAGAAGTTGACGAATCGAAAGACGGTGACGTTAACAACAAAGATGCCGAATTAGACAAGCTAATACAGTCTAAGGTCGACAAGACAGCTGCGAAGTTGAAACAACAGTATGAGCAGAAGATTTCTAAATTGGAATCGCAGTTGGAAGAAGAAAAGACAGCTAAGATGTCAGAGGCCGAAAGGCTTGAGCATCTTAACACGCAACATGAGGAAGAACGAAAGAAGTTTGAAAGAGAACGGCTTGAGTTTGAATTATCGAAGCGTGTGGTCAGTGCCGAGTTACCGTCCGATTTTACCGAGCTTTGGCTCAACCCTCCTACTAACAAGGAAGAATTAGACGACAAACTCAATCAAGCACTCAGTCTTTTCGAGACTTATAAGGCGAAAGTTTTGAAAGATTTCCGTGGTGAGAACTCACGGAATCCAACAGGGCAGAAGGGTGCAGGTGTTGACTTTTCCAAGATGGGTATTGATGAGTTGACGAAGTATGCACGGACAAGCGATAAAGCAGAGGCGGCAGTAGCCGACTACTTAAATAAGAGGTAAAAAATGGCAGAGACCAGACTTACAAATGCGGTAATCCCGTCGATCTTCTCGGCGTACACCGTAGAACCTTCTATCTATAAATCTCGACTGTATAACAGTGGAGTCATCCAGTTGAATCCGGGAATCTCAGCACTACTTGCAGGCGGTGGAGAGACCTTTAATCTTCCATATTGGAACGATGTTGCGGGAACTTCTGGCGATATTCCTTCCGAAACCGTGGCAACTACTGTAAATAATATGTCAGCCGAGAAGCAGATTTTCCGGAAACACACACGTGAAAAGGCGTGGGGAACTAACGACCTTACAAAGATTTTCGCAGGCTCTAATCCTCTCGACTCACTCCAGGATATGGTCAACAACTACTGGGCTCAGGCATATGAGATGGTGGCTATTAAATCAATCGTTGGCGTGTTCGCAGATGATGTCAATAACGACTCAAGTTCCCTGGTAAATGATATCTCAGGCGGGACTGGGGACGCCGCTGTATTCTCTTCGGATGCAGTTATTACGGCTCAGGGGCTCCTGGGAGAGAACGGAACCGTCGGAAGAGCTGATGTTAACGGAGGCGACTTCGTAGCAATCGCAGTACATCCGAAGGTTTACGAACTGATGCGGAAGCAGAACGCAATCGACTTTATTCCTATCGGTGATCAGGAGAGACCTACAGCGTTCTACATGGGAATGGAAGTCATCGTATCTAGGAATCTTCCTGTTGATACCGGAGTTTACGACTCCTACATCCTCAAAAGCGGTGCTTTGCAGTACGGCGTGTCCTCTAATGGATACGAGCCTACTGAGGTACATAGAGACCCTTCAAAAGGCTTTGGTATCGATGCACTGTATACTCGCAGGGTATTCGGTCTGCATCCGGTTGGCATGGCTTGGCAGGAAAATTCCATATCAGGTGCTTCACCTACTGACGCTGAGCTCACTAATGCTACTGAGTGGAGCAAGGCTTTCGACGCTGAGAACATGAGAATGGTCGCTGTGAAGGCGAAAATTGCATAATCTAGGGGAGCTTCGGCTCCCTTCGGAGGAACTATGAGACGAGATAAAACAGGTAAAAAAACTCTAAACACAGAGTTTGATGAACACACCACGGCATATGATACCTTTACCACAGCGCAGGAGGCGAGTAACGATCTGAGAGCTGCTGCTATGTCAGGCGATATTGTAATGAGTATCACTCCTGCAACGGCAGCACCCGCACCTACTAGTGCGGCATGGACAAGAGACGTTGTGGTATCTATTGAGAACGCCGCAGGGGATGTTCACACATGGCTCACGCAGGACTATACCACGACCGTATCTATAGCAGATACATCTACGGCAGGAACGGCAAGTATCGCATCGACTACACTCTCTATTTCAGAAGGTGTGGCGACTATCACTGTATCCGGTGATGCGGCAGACTGGCTTGACACTGAGACCGATACGCTGACTATCGACAATATTACAGTCATGGGCTATACGATATCCGGTGGAACATCGGTAGAAACCTTCACGGCGGCGTAAAATGAACTACAACAAACCGATTGACTACATTGAGAAGAAAGACCTCAAGCAGATTTTTGAACGACTTGCGAATCTAGAGGCTGAGGTCAAGGAACTCAAGAAAAAGAAGGTTGGGAGGCCACCCAAGTGATAACAAGAGAGCGGGTAAAAGAGCTTCTAGGAATCACAGGTACAGACTATGACACCGAGATAGACTTAATGATCCCAATAGTCGAGAACGATGTACGACGGATCATGAACTACAACTACTTAGACGTGTACAAAACAACCGTGACTACAGGTGAGACGACCTTCAAGTCTACAAGCTCAATACCAGTCGGGAAGGTAATTTAGGGCGGTGACAACTACGTGAAGTCTGTATCGTACTCGGCAGGCTATTACACAGCTACGGTAAATGAGGCTTTTTCTGAGGATGCAACAGAGCTTACATTATCGGTCAATATCGCTCAACTACCCGCTATCGCTCGGATGGTCTTTTATCGAGTGAGCAAGATGAACACAAAACTGAATGACGATGTGATTAAAAGTAAGTCGATGGGCCCGGTTACTATCTCATTCGGTGGAAATATCAACAAGACATACGGATACCCGCAGAAACTAATTGACGACTTAGGCGCGCCGTATCTGAGGTTCGCATGATTGAATATTTCGACGACTGGCAGAAGATGACCATAGCCTTTTATGGGCAGACTACTTCTTATAATCCGAATACCGGCCAGGTTGAGACAGTTTATGCCTTGCGTGATACAAGCGATGTTCACATGTTTCAGTCAAGTGCGATGCACGGATATGTTTCAGACAGGATGATTGATGAAACGGATTACGCTATTATCACCGGTGATCCGATAGTACCGACAGACGTTATCTATTTTAATCATGAGTGGTTTTCCATGCCGTATCCTGATAACATTCTATTCCAGGACGAGATTTACACCGTGCTGATTAAGCGGATGGAAGCACCGGACAATGTAAGCGGTACACTTCCGGAGGTCTCGGTATTAGGTGATGGGTCAGGTGTTGTATGATTAAATCTAGTTTTACAAGAGTGAGCTATGGAGACCCACGAAAAGCGGTTGATAAGGCGGTCGTAAAGTCGAGCCTAGCGCTTGGTACAGCGATAGCAGCTCAAGCTAAACTCCTAGCACCAGTGGATGAAGGGCAGTTAAGGAACTCTCTCTCTGCTTCCAATTTGAGAGACACTAAGTTATTGAACACACAACCAGGAGAGCAGGCAGAACCACTAGACACGAAAGGTCTTAAAGAAGATCAAGTGTATGTGGGAAGTAACTCAGATCATGCGGTCGCTCAGGAATACGGAGTAGGCAAGAAGAACATTACAGCACAGCCTTACCTTAGACCAGCAGCAGAGTTGATAACAGGGCAGAACTCAATCGAGGGTATCTTTAAGAAATACGGCGCTGAGGAAATGAACCGAGAACTCAAGAAGAGGCGGAAGAAATAATGGACTTAAACATCGGCAACTACTTGATGAAAGCTCTCAGGACAACCGATATAGAAGCGATGCTCGACACGATCCCCGGCACTGAGTACAAGGCGATTATCCAAGGCAAGTCTATTCCGACAGCTTTGCAGGATTTGTCAAACATAATCCAAGTATACAGAGTATCCGTGATTACTCCGGCTGATATCAACACGCCTTTGTACACGATAAATTGCCGGCAATCCACGGAAGCGAACGCAAACACTCTAGCCGGTTTAGTGTATAATGAACTTAACAGAAGTTTTGGGACATATAGCGGTGATACGGTTTATGCTCAGACCACGATAGGGCAGAGTATATTTGAGGCAGAGAACTACTGGAATGTACCGGTAGATATAAAACTATTTAGTAAGAGGTAATAATATGCCAAGGCAAACAAACGAAAAAAACTTGCAGCTTCCTGATGGATTCAGACTTGAAATATCAACCGACGGGACTACTGGTGCAGAATGGGAAGATGTGGGCGTTCTCTCAGGAGGTGCAACTGCAACCTTTAATTGGGATGAATTTTACATGGACGGTGGGAACTATGAGGGCTTGGTAGATAAAGCTATCAATCCTACTGTAGCGCTCTCTCCAAGTGCTGTTCTCAACTTTGATGCAACCGCAATTGCGAACCTGTTTCCTGGGATGTTCTCAAGTGGTTCAGCGACTTCTCCGACCACAGGAACGGATGTAGACTACGCAGGGACTTCTAATCAGGTAACCTTGACCAGAAGCAAAATCAGGCTGACTCATTACACGGTAGATGCTTCCGGTGGTGCTGAGACTGATGCAGATATCGATTGGCAGTTCACACTTCATAACGCCAAGATTGACGCAGGTGGAAGCTTTAATTTCAAGGGCATGAATGAGGATGGACTAGACGAGGTAACGGTATCTTTCACTGGTAAACCTGATCCTGCTTCAAGCTACGATCTCTTTACCTTCTTTCAGGTATAGGGGGAATTATGCCTAGACAAACGAATCAAAAATCAATCATCTTTCCTGACGGCTTCAAGTTTGGAGTTGATACAGGGGATGGTTTCGAGGATGTCGGAGTACTCTCAGGGGGCGCGACAGCTACTATTAATTGGGACGAGTTTTATCTTAATGCTGGTAATTACGAGGCCGTTGTTGATAAGGCGATAAATCCAACGGTGGCACTAGCACCTTCTGCGGTATGGAACTGGAATCCTACAGTAATCAATAAACTTATGCTTGGTTTCATGTCACAGTCTGACGCTGTGAGTCCAAGTGCAGGTGATAACCTTGTATTCTCAGGAACATCGAGTCAGTTTACTTTGACACGTGCCTCTTTGCGGTTGATACACTTCACTGACTCTGTGACTGAAACTCTCTTAGAGTCTGATATA